GGCCGGCTTCCTCCGGGTGGACGGGCTGAACGGCATCGCGGTGGTGGACCTGGCCCGCGACCTGGGCGACGGGTGGAACCGGGCGAAGGAGTTCGTGAAGGCGTGCGAAGCGGCGGGGGTGAGCAAGTGAGCACCTACGCCGACTTCCTGGAGCGAAAGACGCACGTCGCCGACGCGGGCGGGTTCGCCCCGCTGTGGCTGCCGGACGCGATGAAGCCGTTCCAGCGGCACGGCGCGTCGTGGGCCATCCGCCGCGGGCGGGCGGCGCTGTTCGAGGAGTGCGGCCTGGGCAAGTCTTTACAGGAGTTGGTGTGGGCCGAGAACGTGGTTCGGCACACGAACAAGCCCGTGCTGCTCGCCACCCCGCTTGCCGTCGGATCGCAGATGCTCCGCGAGGCGGCCAAGTTCGGCATCGACGCCACCCGCTCGCAGGACGGCCGGTTCACGGGGACTCGAGTCGTGGTCACGAACTACGAACGGCTCGAGCACTTCGACCCGTCGGACTTCGGCGGGTTTGTCGGCGACGAGTCGAGCGGCATCAAGGCCTACGGCGGCGAGACCCGCAAGCGGGTGACGCGGTTCCTGACCAAGCTGCCGTACCGCCTGCTGGCGTCGGCGACACCCAGCCCGAACGACTACACGGAACTCGGCACGCACTCCGAAGCGCTCGGCGAGCTGTCGCACTCCGAGATGCTGCGGCGGTTCTTCAAGTACCTGGACGACAAGGGGCAGAAGCGAGACCACCGCAAGCAACTCGAGGCCGAGCGGCTCATCGAGTCGAACCCGAACTACTTCAAGAAGCTGGCGTTCCGGGTGTCGCAGACCATCGGCCAGTGGCGGCTCAAGCACCACGCGATTGAACAGTTCTGGCGGTGGGTGGCGTCGTGGGCGATGGCCTGCCGCAAGCCGTCGGACTGGGGTTTCAGCGACGACGGGTACGCCCTCCCGCCGCTGACCGAGAACCGCCACGTCATCGAGGCCGGACCGCCGCCCGGTTACCTGTTCCCGGCCATGGCGAAGGGCCTGCACGCCGAGCGGCAGGAGCGGCGGCGGACGCTGGCCGAGAGGTGCGAGTACGTCGCCCGGCTGGTGGCTCACGACCGCCCGGCGGTGGTCTGGTGCCACACGAACGACGAGGGGGATTTGCTCGAGAAGGTGATTCCGGGGTCAAAGCAGATCGCCGGCAATACGCCTGACGACGAGAAGGTGCAACTGTACGACGCCTTCGCGTCGGGCGAACTGCGGGTGCTCGTCATCAAGCCGAAAATCGGGGCGTGGGGGCTGAACTGGCAGCACTGCAACCACGTCGTCACATTCGCCTCGCACAGCCTGGAACAGCACCACCAACTGGTCCGCCGCTGCTGGCGGTTCGGCCAGACGCGGCCGGTCACCGTGGACATTATCGCCACCGAGGGCGAGGTGGGCGTTCTCGACAACCAGGCGGCGAAGGCGAAACGGATGGACGTGATGTTCGAGGCAATGGTCGAGGCGATGAGCCAGTCGGTGCGGGTCCGGCGTGAGAACATCTACACGAGCAGAATCGAGGTGCCCCAATGGGCGTAATGGAACAGGTGGTGACCGAGCGGTACGCGGCGTACTGCGGCGACTGCGTCGAAGTGATGGGCCGGATGGCCGACGAGTCCGTGCACCTGGTGGTGTACAGCCCGCCGTTCGCCGGGTTGTACGTGTACAGCTCCGACGAGCGGGATTTGTCGAACAGCATCGACCACGACGAGTTCTTCGAGCACTACGGGTACGTCATCGCGGAGACGGCTCGACTGCTCCTGCCCGGCCGGCTGGCGTTCGTCCACTGCATGGACATCCCGCTGAGCAACGGCGGGTGCGACGCCATGTTCGACCTGCCGGGGCGGATCATCCGCGAGCACGAGGCCCGCGGGTTCGCCTACGCCGGCCGGCGGGTGATCTGGAAGGAGCCGCTGGCGGTGCGGAACCGGACGATGATGAAGAGCCTGCACCACGCCACCCTCTGCGACGACGCGACGAAGACGAGCATCGCCAACGCCGACTTCCTGCTCATGTTCCGCAAGCGGGGCGAGAACCCCGTCCCCGTGGCCAACCCGACCGGGCTACTCGGGTACGCCGGCGAAGACGACCCGACGAAGGGACTGGAAGGGTATCGCGGGATGGTCGGCGACCAGAAGAAGAACCTGTTCAGCCAGCACATCTGGCGGCGGTACGCGTCGTCCGTGTGGATGGACATTCGGATTGACCGCGTGTTGCCCCACCGCGAGGCGCGTGAGGACGACGACGAGCAGCACGTCCACCCGCTCCAGCTCGATGTCATCGACCGGGCCGTGGTGATGGGGAGCAACCCCGGCGAGGTGGTGCTCACCCCGTTCGCCGGCGTCGGGAGTGAGGTGTACGGGGCCGTGCGGGCCGGGCGGAAGGCCATCGGGATCGAGCTGAAGCCGAGCTACTACCGGCAGATGCTGGCCAACCTGGCCGACGCTGTGAGCGGGGGGAAGCCCGGCGCGTTCGAGACAAGGTCGATGGCCGACCTGTTGGCCGACGAAGAACCTGCGGCCGAACCAGAGGCGTCTCCGGCCGCCAAGCCGCCCCGCAAACGGAAGGCCGCGGACAAGTGACCCAACAGCCTCCGGAGCGGGTCGCACCCGGCGTCGTTGCCGGGCGGAGGAATCGCAAGGCGAGCGGGCGGGGTATTCTCTGGCGGACCGCCGGCATGCTGCCGGTGGCCGATGAGGGCATGCGGATGAGCGAGTTCTTCGACCAGTACAAGCGGCCGGAGTGGCAGCGGAAGCGGCTCGAGGTGATGGAGGCCGCCGACTTCACCTGCCAAGAGTGCGAATCGGCGGAGAAGACGCTGAACGTTCACCACACGTTCTACCTCAAGGGCAAGAAGCCGTGGGAGTACCCCACTGAGTCGCTGCAGTGCCTCTGCGAGGACTGTCACTCCGAAAGGCACACACAGGCGGCAGAGCTGAAGCTTTTGCTCGGCGAGATTTCGAGCGTGGATATCTACTGCGTCCTCGGGTACGTCAAAGGCCTGATCTTGCAGAAACGTGCCGGCCCGGACGATGGGTCAAGATTTAGCATCAGGACCGCCGAGGAAGCCGGCGGATTGGCCGACGTTTACCGCTGGGCGGAGAGAAGAGGCACCGCAGAAAACAAGATCGTGGCCGCTCTTCACGGCGACGCCTGGTCCATCGATCACGGCACCCTGAATGCCCTGTTCAACCCTCGTGCGCAGGGAGAACAAGGCCAGTGAAGATCGCCGCCCCCCAGTCCATGAAGTTCCTCAAGCTGAAGCGGCGGCTGGCGCTCACGCACTGGCAGTGCGTCGGCCTGCTGGAATCGCTCTGGCTGTTCACCCAGCAGAACGCCCCGCTCGGCGACCTCGGCCGGCACTCCGACGAGGACATCGCGGCGGCCATCGAGTGGGCGGGGGACGCGAACGAACTGGTGACAGCACTGATCGAGTGCGGATGGCTCGACGAATGCGACGTGAGTCGGCTCGTCGTCCACGACTGGGAGGAGCACGCCCCGACGTACATCAAAGGCGCTATGGCCAAGCACGGCAAGGAGTTCTGTCGGGCGGTCAAGAAGTCTGCTAAGCAGGGTGCTAAGCAGGGTGCTAGGGGGGGGCAGAAGAAAACCACACCCCCCCCTCAGCACCCTGCTCCTAACCATACCAAGCCAAGCGTTACCAAGCCTAGCCAAGCGATCTCTTCGCCGGCTGACGCCGTCGCGTCATCGGACCACGCCAGCACGCCGCCGAAACCCGTCGAACAGAAACCGCCGAAGTCGCGGGAGCGGAACCCGCTGTTCGACGCCGTCGCGGACGTGTGCGGCCTCGACCCGGCGACCGCCGGCGGGCTGATCGGCGGCGTGGTCAAGACGCTCGCCGGGGCCGACCCGCCGTACACCGCCGACGACGTGCGGCAGTTCGCCGAGCGGCTGCACGAGTTTTGCTCGTGGGCGTCCCGCGACAGCCCGCCGCGGCTGCGACCGACGCCCAAAGAAGTCGAGCGGTACATCGGCGGCATCCGGGCGAAACCGCCTGTGGCCAAGCCCGTCAGACCGCCGCCCGGCCCGCCGCGGACCAAGCAGCAAGCGGCCGACGACTTCCTCCGCAAGCAGGTGATGTCCGTCCTCGACGACCCGGCCCCCGAACCAGAACCCGAAGGATTCGACCCGTGACACCCGCCACCCGACCGCCGACCGCCGAGCGACTCGCCCTGGCCGAGGGCCAGCTCGCGGCGGTCCTCGAGACCCCGCTCCGCCTGCTCCCACGGGAGGTGCGGCCGGCCGCCCTGCGGGTGTGGACGTGTCACCGCCACCTCGCCGGGATGGAGTCGCCCGTCGCCCTCGCCGCGCTGCTGTCGGTGTGGATCGACGAGCACGGGCTGGCCCCGGCGGACGCGGCCACGGCGCTCGGGCGGATGCTGGCCCCGGACCGCGTCGGGCTGCACAAGTTCGCCAGCGACCTGACGGCGGACCTGGCGGCGGAGGTGGCCGAGACGCTCCGCCGGAGGGCGAAGGAGGCGGAGCAGCAGCGGCAGCGCGAGCAGGCCGACCGCGACGCGGCGGCGGCCGTCCCCCTGAAACCCGGCCATCTGCGGGCGATGCTCGCCGGCATCGGCCGCGACCCGCGGGAGGCCGCATGAAGTACGCCGCCGCGCTCGTCGCGTGCTCAGCGACCAAGGCCGACCGCCCGTGCCCGGCCGCCGACCTGTACACCTCGCCGCTGTTCCGCCTGTCGCGGCGGTACGTCGAGCGGGTCGGCTGCCCGTGGTTCGTCCTGAGCGCCGAACACGGCCTGCTGGACCCGCAGCGGGTGACTGCCCCTTACGACAAGACCCTCGCCCGGATGCACCGCCAGGCCCGCGAGCGGTGGCGGTCGTGGGTGTCGGCGGACATCGCCCGGTTCGCGCCGAAAGGCGGTCGGCTGCTGATCCTCGCCGGCGGGAACTACCTGCGAAACCTGTTCCTGTGGGGCTACGAGTGGGAAGCCCCGCTCGCCGGCCTGGCCATCGGCCAACAACTGCAACGGCTGAAGCTATTGATCGACCAACCCCAACCCACGGAGCGACCATGAGCGCGACGACGACGACCGACGACCCGCCGGCCGACACCCCGGCGGCGGACCTGGACGTGGAGAAGCTGGAGGCATGGCGGGAGAAGACCGTCCGCGAGGTCGGGGTGACGAACACCGTCACCCTGCACTCGCTCGACACGCAGGAAGTGGCCACCGTCGGCGACGTGCTCGACGTGTACGACGGGTGGGATCCGGCGACCGACGACCCGTTCACCAAGAAGACGTTCGCGTTGAGCGGGTGGCAGGTGGGCGACCTCCGCGAGCGTGTGCGGGAGTCGGCCGTCGCCGCCGGCCTGGACCCGACCGCCGTCTGCCCGTGGCTCAGCCCCGAGGCGGCCGACGTGCCGACAGTGGTGGAAGTCGAACCGCCTACGGCCGACCCGATGAGCGCCGAGGCCCTCGCCGACTACGACCAGGAGACGGCCCGGCTGGTGACGGAGGCCGAGGCCGAGGTGAGCGAGATGGAGGCGGCGTGGGAGGACAAGCACGCCGAGGCGTCGCTCGCCAAGAAGGAGTTCGAGAACCACCGCGACAAGATGCGGGCGCTGATCCGCGAGCGGACGGCGAACCGCGGCAAGCGGGACCTGTTCACCGGGGTGAAGGGGGCGATCCCGGTAGGCGAGCACCCGGCCGACCCGTCCGCCCCGAGCGAGGACAAGCTGTTCGAGCTCAGCCAGTTGTACCCGCTCGACCT